TCGCTACTAAGCACTGCTTCCGGAACCGTGAACGAGCGATAGCTCGGTTTACGGGGCCATTGGTAGTAGGATACTTCCTTTACTTCCATTGACCTCAAGGCTTTCGCCTTGATTCTGGTGAGACCCTTTACGGCTTCAAAAGCTTGATCCTGTCGGTGAAAGCTAGAGAAGACGCTAGGGTGAAACTTCATTGCCTCAATCAGTAGATGAGCCAGTGGAGCTTGTAGTATATTCAACCAGTATTCTGATAGAGTTACTACACGAGCTTTGTTGCCCATTTCTGGGACAATTTCAGCTCTAAGTACGGGCGTGGGGGATGTTTCCTTCCATGCCACGTACATGATCTGTTCACCTAAGGCTTGATCAAGCCCGATGAATCGATCTTCTACTCCTCTGATTAGAGAGTAGCGAGACATGAACTCCTTAGATGTTTCTAAGGGTTCATCTCTGAACAGTGTTTTCCAGAGGGGAATCCCCCTCTTTCGCACTGCATCGCCGAATGGAGTCTTCTCGATAGAGTCGACTTCAGGAGTCTCTGTTAAGACTCTCCGAATTGCATCGGCGACAGCTGCGGCTTGGGCACCCTTCCGGGTACTAAAGCCGTATTCACCCGAGGACGTCACAGATATGTGAAGACACCCCGGATGAATTTTCGTAGGTCGGATCTTTCGACAGATAGATCCTATCCTACGTGCAGCCTGCCCGAGTTGGACTATCGTCCTCTCTGGTGGCTGGTAATCGTCTTGGAGAACTTTAGCAAAAGCTTCCCAAGACCTTTTCTCTGTACGCAGACCCATGTATGGCATCTGTCGTGTAGAGATAAGATGGCTCAGTTCCTGCATTCGCAGCATCTGGTCACCTTCACGGTCAAGTATCCGTCGACAGACGGAGAGACCGTTTAACTTCCAAAAGAGATTTCCTTTGGGAGTTTGCAGATCGCCAATGGTTTTGGTTTCTGCATATGTGTGGAAGAACCAATTGGTCCATTCCTTCCACATATCCATCAGGTTACATAGATCTATGCTCCCGACGTGGAAAATCTTCCTTACGATGTATCGCAAGAGAGATTTATCTTCTGACCCTTCGAGGAACGACAGTTCATCGGCGAGCCAGATTGAATCAACGAGTCCAGATATGAACTCCTCGATTCTACGGTAGTCTGTTTCAGATCTGTTGATCAAAACAGCTACTGTGTCAACCCCCAACCCGATATCTCGGGTTAGGATTTGACGTAAGCCCTCTCCGTATCTCGCGCTACGGCTTAGAGAGTTCCCGATTAGCTTCTGCTTTCTCAGGGACTTTCCATGGAATTTCTCCTGCAGGAGAGATCCAGAGGGCATGATGTAGAAAAGACAGTTGTCTTTTTGTCCATCATTTGAAGTACCGAGGACGGGTAGTAACCTGTCCCACGGTGACTTAGAACGATCTCGACCAACGCAGTCTCGTAAGTGCTGCGCTTGGATCAGAGATCCTCCAAAAGTCATGCTTTGCG